AGTAGCGGTATAGTGGTGTCATGATTGTGAACGTAGTTTTTTAATGAGCATTTTGGCACGTTTCTTGGCTGCCCGTAGAGCTTGTGGCTTTTTGGTAGGCTTCTGTGCTTTCTTGCTGTGGTGTAGGTAGTTGGGTACTTGCATTGTTCCAGTGTCGTGATACACCGCCAATGATGAACAAGTTTGTAACAATAGTGAGTATGCGTACAAACTGTTTCATTTGGCAATGTATGGATATTGTTCGTCATCAGGATAGTACCAGTCAGCTAGTGCATACTCTAGTTGGTTGCAATGGTTGACTGCATACTTGCCTGCTTGACATTGATTATACACTACCTCTTTGTCGACCTCGACCTTGATCAACATGTATAGTGGTTTAGTAGGTGTGTATTTGTAAGGATCTACATTGATCTCTGGGTGATCGTCTCTCATTATAAGTATCCCGCTATCTCACAGCCGGGCTCGTCGTAGAACCACGATACGGCTAGGTCAGGATATTGCTCTCTGATGGCAGAACATATGGCTTCTGGTGGTGACCATGCTGTATCGAACTCGACCTCAAGTTGATCAGGGTCGTCATCTGTAATAGCTACATCATATGCGTCCCACTTGGTATCCCAGTTCTGTAGTCTCCAGTCATACCATCTGTCATCTGTACGACCTGATGACTTGAATACAAGTCTCTTCCATGGGTCTTCGACATACTGTGGTAACTCGCCAACATTGCCTCTAGGCTCATAGATTGGATTTCTATTTACCTCTTTGGACATGATTGGTGTGTTGTGCCAGTCTGGTTCTGGTATGATCTGTGTAAAGATATTCTCGTCCTCGAATATTTGCTTGAGTTTAGCAATCTGGGCACGAGTCTCGTCTGTGTCGTTACCCGAGCCGTAGATTGTAACCCTGTTGTGGCAGTGATTTGGCATAATTATTTGTTGTATCTTGCTTGTATTTTAACATAGTTTGGGTTGCTTGAACCAAGTTGTGAGTCATCTGCAATCATTTGTAATACTTCTTGGATATAAGCATTCTCTGCTGCGGATATACCTACGATTCTGCCTGCTTTACCTTTAGCTTTTGGTGCTGCTTTCTTAGCTGGTACAAGACCTTTTGCTTTTACAGCTTTGACTGCTGGTGCTGGCTTCTTAGACTCCATAGCTGCTTTAGCATCTTGTAATGCTTTGGCAATAGCTGCATCTTCTGATGCCTGATCCATAGCTTTCTGCTTAACTTCTGGGTCTTCGGATAAGATAGGCTCTCCTTTCCAGTCTGAGAAGTCTGCGAATGGCTCGGACTTGCTGTATGTACCGATAGGTTCGCCTGTAAGTGGGTTGATGTTGGTGGATTGTGTCATTGTTAATAAGTTGTAAATAAATTTAAAGTGTACCAACAAGATGACCTTGCTGATAACGATTCTACGGGGAGTCGAACCCCGACCATGTCCGTGACAGGGACACGTTCTAACCATTAAACTATAGAATCAGTAAAGATAGATAGTAGTAGCTACTTTGATGTCCGTTCATCACTATCTATCAGGTGTGGACTTACTGGAGAATCGCAAGGGTAACTTAATACCAGAAACCATGCCACGTGTGTCACACAATGAATGATGGCTTGCGTGATGGTATGCGTAGGTAGTTGGTAGACAACCACGGCTTGGTGTTGAGATACTTGATGTATGCCTGTATAGTAGTGATAGTCTTATCATACTTGATATCTTCTGGCATAGCACGTGTAAACTCTGTGACCTTGTTGTATGCTTGTGAATTAGGCCAGTGGTTGAAGCATCTTGCATAAATAGCTACAGCTTGGATAATAGGATCATAACACGCATGACGCTTGTCGTAACGTACAGTGTACTCGTTGCATAGTGCAATACCGTGTGCAATAAGCCATGCAAGGTTGTACTGGTTGGCAGCAGCCCACTGCGTACATGGATGGTTGCGAAATGCACCGGCTTTAGTAGCGTACGGCATACCGTTGGCACGGTGCAACTTGCCTACGCCGTAGTACCAGTCGCTGTATATAACTGATAACATTTGGCAACACTCGAGAGGCATCTTGACGACGTGCTTGTCTGGCAAGTTGCGTGCTGATTGTGAAGGGCTGAGATCGGTAACAAAGATGTTCATACTTATATTATAATCTAAATTTCTGAATTTGTCGACCTTTTGTCAGGAATCTCGGACAAATCATTTGAGACTATCCTTGCGTCCAGCTCATCACACCATTCGTAGTTCTTGGCACGCTTGTATGTACAATCAGTGCTCTGTATGTAGACAAACATGGCGTCCTGTCGTATCTTGTTAGCTACGAATGTGTCAATAGGTACGAGATTGTTCTGTATCATGTCGTACTCGTCCTGAGTAACAAACATTTCGGGTATGTATACGTGTGGCATTACTCTTCTTCCTCCTCTTCTGGTTCTGGTTCTATTGCATTGTGTACGATAATCCATAATGCTCCGTCGATCACGTCGTTGTCGTCCCACTTAACTGGGCACTCGTCAAGCCATTCGGCTACGTGTTGTTTTAGCATTACATCATCTCCCCTGTGAACATTGGTACTGCGTTACCGTTATGTAGGTAATTCTTTTTGATAGCAGTGTATGTGTTGTAAGGGCAGTCTGTCCATGTGTCCTTCCATATGATCCAGTCATACTCTAATAAGTATGGTATCATGTCCTTGTCGTCTATGTATGTGTTGAATGGCATTACTTCTTTCCTCCGTCTATAACTGTTAACTTTGTCTTTGCGAACTCTAGCTCCTTGGCTAACTGGTAGTCCTCGACCTCTGACATTGTCATGTCTAGCATGTCATGTGATGCAGCTAAGTCATAGCATACTGTGGCTATGAATATGTAAACAACGTCCTTGAGATACTCATTCTGTACCTCGAATCTCTCTTTCTCTGATGTACATAACGTCTGTGCTTTGTTGTATGCAGCCATAGCTGTTGCATAGTACTCGTAAGCATTAGCGTCGTCTAGTAACCAGTGATGTATGTCCTCGTTGTGTTCTGCGTAGAAGTCAACGATAGACTTAGTAGTTTGGTGGTGTACAAAGTTGGACTCGTCGTGATTGTGAAGCAGAGTCTTGACCTCTATTGGTGAGTACGCTGACATTACTGCCTTGACTGCGTCATTTGTATAATCTTGCATGTTAAATAAACTCCATTGGTGATGTGATGTAGTGACCTACAGCTTCTTGGTCAAACATGTCCTTGTAGTGCCAAGCGACATCTTCTACCTTGTCTTGGTTGGTAGTGTTGATAATAACTATCTTGGTATCTTCTAAGTCAGACTTCCACGTTCCCGTTGCGTCTTGGATAGTATACCCGTCAAAGTTAGCGTCTAGTACCTCTTGGCAATACATTTGCCAGTCTAGATCTGTGACGTAGCCACCTGATGGCTTGTTACGTCCTAGTGTTAAATGATGTAACATAGTTCTGCCTGATATTGTGTCTGCTGGTAGTTGTACAAGTTCATGAAATCTTGGGGTAAGAATAAAAGTAAACTTGTAAGTAATGATAGTGTTAGCATATTTTCTGTCCTCCTAATTATATTATAGCTAAAATTTGATGAAAGTCAATGAGTATTTTTACTCAAAAGTGATCTTGTCTCCGCTTGGTTTGTATATTTGCACTCTGGTAGTGTACTCGCCTAGCTCTGGATTGAGTAGTACTGAAGCTATGTCCTGTTCGTCCGTGTAGTTGAAGTTACAATCGTGTTGTACGTCCTCGAACTCGTCAGGTGTTAGTATAAGCTTGACCTCGTTCTGATGCTCGTCGTCCTCGCTTGTAGTGTAGTCTAGACCTATTGCGTCCAGTAGCTCCTCGCAGTCGCAGTCTATGTCAATGTATATATCATACGTCCCTGACTTCGTTGCGTTCTTGCGTGCGTCTATTGTTGATGTCATGTTGTGTGCGTCCTTGCGATTGATTGATTGTGAATAATAAATTAAGTAAAAATCTGTCTTATATATTAATTATAGCATCTTAAATTGAGTCTAACATGATATTTTAAGAATACCACATGATTCTAATGAGACGCATGAGACTGATTGAGAATATGATTGTGAATCTCATAAGACTCACTATAAGTCTCAACCAACTTTCTTATGTGTCTTATTTGTATTACTATTTGGTTTAATAAACTTAGACTTTCTATTATTATTAATAGTAGATTTATATTGTTGTAAATCTGGAGTTAAATCTAATTCTTCTAATTCTGTAATCGTATTGTATAATGATTTATAATATTCTGTTGAATGTTTATAAAACTTAAATCTTTGATGGTTCATAATATATTTCTCCTTAATTATAATTAAACAGCAATTAGCTGTTCTAGTGTATTGTTATTAACTGCAAGTCCTAACTGCATTAATGCTATTATATCATTATCATTAATAGTCTTTTTACCAGTTAATGTTGTAATTGCATCAGCTAAATTGTTATCTGTTACGTAATGTAATGTCTTACCGAAGGCTGTACTTGATACTGTTTGAATGTTAGTCATGTTTTGAATCTCCTTATCTCTTATATACATATTATAGTCTATTATCCTGAGACTGTGTTGATACTTGAGCAGTACCACACATCTTATCTGAGTCGCACATGATTGTGAATCTCATGAGACATAAGATGAGACGCCTACAGATCACACTAAATATAAATAAATAATATTAGGTTGGGATTAGTAATAAACAGAAAAAATAATTAGTTTATATTAGTAATACTGAATAATACAGAATAATTCTGATTAATAATACCGACTGGGGGGAAGTGCGACCCTGCGACGACGCCAATAGGCTTCACAAAATTGTGTCATTTTTTACGGAATAGACTCTCTAGGTACTGTTTTTTAAGTTGTAATCGCTGTTCTTGCATGTTTAGCAGCGGCCACTTGTTAATCTTCAGTGCTATCTTCATTTTCTTCCATCTATCCAGTAATATACGCTCTATAGCTGCAAATATTCTCATGATAGTTAGTTAGTGGTAGTATATTAAGAGTTATCACCTCATATGATAACAAGTAATAGGTAGGAGGAGATGTTAGTCTCCTCCATAGGGGCGAGTCCACCCTTCTCGTTCCCTATATACGTGAGGGATCGACTTATGTCCAGTTAGGGACTGGTGAATCGCCATCTAGACCGTTTGCAAGGTCTCTTTGCTCCTTATTCATGCCTAAGACCAAGTGATTGGCAGATCTCTGTGGGCATGTAAGGAAATCATCTAATATAGACTCCCATTCTTCTCTTTTTCTTAATTTAATCGCATCATGAGCATTTATCGACATCGCATCAGTAAAATACTTTATACCTTGTGCAAGTGTATCCAACCTATCATCATGTTTCACTGCACCTTTCTCACGACACATCCGACTCATCTGGTAAAAGAGCATATAGAGGAGCCGACTTTCAGGTGCACTGTCTTTGTTGGAGGCATAGTCCCAATCAATAACACCCCTATCAACAATAAGACGGTGTTGGTTAAGCACAGGCTCAAGACTATCAATGATCCTGTCCTCCTTACGTACATTTGCTCTAATTTCTTCAATATCAATGTATTGCCCTGTTTGTTTAATATGTTTTCTAAATAGTTCACTTACCATTCCATCTCCAAAGTTTGTCTCAATAACTAACTTAGTTACTTTATACTTACGACACCCTCTAAGTATGTTCAGTAGTGTCTTGTCGCTGTAACCGTCTCTGTAGGCTCTCATTTCGTGTAGGTATACAAACCCATTGCGTTGGCTTAAGAAGGCTGCTGCCGTCTCATCTGAGCCTCTTCCAGAGGGGTCTACGGAACATATGGTCTCGGTATACGGACCCCACTCCCCTTGGAGCTGCATGGGTGAGTAGAAATAGTCCCCGGGCAGTCCCACTGTAGGGGCGTCTTTAATGACATTCTTTGGGTCTGAGCACCAGATAACATTATCAGGGGCAGTACTAGGATTAACGCTAGTAATAACGAGATCAGCCATTTTAAGAGGAAACTTTTCTGCATCTGATAAGCTTGTGTCTAGTTGAAATTGAAGCATATAGTTTGATCGACCCATAGATGCTTCACGTTCTATGAGATCGTCTTCGCTGAACCTGTCAGGATCTGTTACATCCCATTCTTCTGCACCCATATCTAGATCTTCTTGGATCTGTGGTGCTAAGAGTCCTTCGTACTGACTGAGCTTTTTTCGTCTTGGATATCGGGACGGCCAAACAAACGGTCTGTAATTCCGCTCTGCCAGCTTACGATAAACAGTAAAAGTAGTCTGAGGAGTCCCGAGATACATAATACGGCTATCGTCTTTTGGCGTAAGGATAGATTCAGCTTCGGTACATAGTTGTAAAAGTTTTTCACGCATTAACTCCGTCATACTGTTACCCGGTACTTCAACGTCATCTAGTACAATTAAGTCTGCACGAGATCCCGTCAACTGACCAGTAATACCCACTGACTTAACAGAGGGTGCTTGGTGTGGTGTACAGTTTACATCGAAAGATATACGAGACCATCTGCTCTCATCTGATCTAGGTTGTAAATATGCAAGCCACGGTGTGTCTATAATTAGTTTCTGTAAAAAGATAGACATGTTATCTGCACGTTCTTTCGACGCAGAGATAATCATTATTTTTCTTTCGGGGTCATTAAATAGAGTCCATAGAACAAAAGCACCAGTAATCCAGCTCTTACCAACTCCCCGAAATGCCTGTATCTGTAGTCGCTTGGGACCATTCTGCAAGTAATCTGCAATAGCATATTGTGCCCTCGTAGGTTGTGGTAGATTCAGCTCCTCCCACAGTGCCTGTAGGAAAAGCTTGAAATCTTGTTTAAGGGCGGTTATAACTTGGTTATCATTCATGGTAGCTCAAATATTAGTTTCATCTGTTCAACAGGAGATAATTTTACATCCCTATGAGTTGTTGTTTTTAATCTACGAAAAGTAGCAGTAGTAGGTATTATTGCGTCTGACGGAAAATTAAATATTTTATATTGACTAAGATCATCAAACCTACGTAAATTAATTTTATGTTGCTCTTTAGTTATTTGAGTAACATAATAAGCTCGCTGACCTCCATACTTTGCAAAGATACTATTATAGTTTCTAATAAAGTAAAGTAGTTCTTCCATTTCTAGTTTTTCTGCATCTGTTAGCTGTGGGTACAACTCTATTTCTTCTACCACATCTCTGTATCTAGGATCAGTTAAACGTTCTTGTCTAATAGCTTTTTTAAAATCAAGAAGAGTATCTTCGATTTCATAATGTACAGCTTCTTGTGTATATTCTGCTGTTTTTTGACCAGATAAAGCTATATCTGTTCCGGGTTTAACTATAATAGGTTTACCATCTTTACCTCTAACTACACCTTTTCCTATTAGAATTTTACCTTTAGATACATACTCCTCTAGCATATCAGCCAACTTTCCGGGATTACCAGATAATGGATTTTGTCCAAATATGACATCAAGTTGCTCTAAAGCTTCAGTATACAGTTGTCTATTTCTAGCAATTATTCTGTTAAAATCTCTGTATGCAGCAGGCCAATTCTGTTCGGGATTTTTAAAAATAAGAGGATTCCACTTTGCCCAAAACTTTTCACCTTTTTGACCTATTTCATTTGCAAGAAACTGGTCATGTATTATACGGTGAATATGTTTAGGAACCTTTCTTCCAAGTTTTTCAAGGGCTTCTTTAGCATCTACAAAAGATTTAATTGGTACACCTTTTGCAGTTGATGGTGCTCCACTCGGCAAAGCTACTAAATTATCCTTACCTTCAACCATGGGCTGACCGGGAAAGTTACCATATTCAGCAGCTACTTTTATTTGTTCTTTCCATATTTGACCCATATAAGGTATTCCAAGAAAAAACTCAATACCAATTACTGATGGAGAACCATGATGTAAGTCTGCTCTAGCATTAAACTTTGCATTGTATCTTTGTAGATCTTTATTTAGTTTTGAGTTCTTTTTTCTTTTTTCCGAAATAAATGAACCTTTAACACCTTGGTTAATATCGGTTAGTAATAATTGAGCTATCTCTCTTCTTACGTTAGAACTTGCAATGTTTCTAAATGTGTCTTCATCCATGATCCATTCACCAAACTCGTTACGTTTAGCACCATGGGTACTCATTTGCCTATCAAACCATTGAGAGTAGTTTTCATCTTTACGACGAGGTGATAAACCACCCATTCCTGTATCACCTGTATTTATAATTGCTAAAGGATCACCTTTTTGCGTACCTATACGTTCTTCTGGTGGTATATATACAGTAGGATCATCTACACCTTCGCCTGCTTGTATTAGTCCAGCATTAGTTCCGGGATTGATTGTTTCAGTCGGTACTATAGCTTTAGTTTTTAAGTTAAGATAGGCTTCAGCTTTTTTATAACTAATTTTGTTTTTCTTAGCTACTCTGATGATATCTTGTACCTTAACACTAGGCATATTAAATACATCATCTACTTGGTCAGTTATGTTAACTATTTTACGTGGTACTTTACCTACTGACTTAGGAGAAGTAAAAGGTTCTATAGTTTGAGTTATACCTAAGTGTTTAGGTTTAATTTTAGATATACCTTTAGCTGCTGCTCCAGCTGCAACAAAAGTAAGAGGTGTAGATATACGTTCATCTATCTGTGTTACATCACTTATCTTACTTAGTGCAGCTCCAACTGGTTTTAATACTGGAGCTATAGTTTGACCTACCTTGTCTTCTATCTTTTGTGTAAACTGAGATACTTTACCTAGTTTACCTTCTCGACTAGCTTGGTTTATAACTTGTTGTCGTTCTCCGGATAAATCAAAAAATCTACCAACAGCAGATTCTTCTAGATCATCCATAAACTCAGTACCAAACTTTTCCCTGTCTTCGGGAAACTTTGGTCTATTCTTTTCTCTGTTGCTTGTATAAGCGTTCATTTAATATGTGATAAAATTGTTTGTTCTCTATCTGTGATACCGAACGTCGACCTCATCCAGTCCAGCCAGTTTTTACTACCTTTTTCCTGATTGCATCGCCTACACGACGGGACAACATTCGTTGCCACATCTTCTCCGCCCCTACATTTTGGACGTACGTGGTCAATGGTGAGTTTTTGTAAATCATAAGTTTCTCCGCAATAAACACATGTACAATTGAAGTGCTCTTTAATGGCTCTTCTCCAGAGCCGTTTAGATTCTGAACTTGTCATGGTTATTAAATTGTGTAAATAGTGATCAGGGTTTGGTAGTAATGGTGTCATTAACGTCTTGTTGCTCCGCCTCTTCCTCGGTTTGTTTTACGTTTCTCCGCAACAATCTTGCCACCTTTATGTGACATATCAGTTTGTTTACCGGGTTTACGTTTTCTACGTATCTTCATGAGTTCACGTCGATACGCTCTTTTAGCTGGCGTATTATTAATACGAGCTTGAGCACGCCTACGTTTAAGACGTGATTTTTTATTTCGTCGATAGAACCTAGCTGTTCTACCGGGATTGGGGCTAAGTGCCGGACCGGTTCTTGCCATATAATCTAGATTTGACTAAAGATGGATCTACTTTTGGTATAACCGAAGCTAATCGGTCTAGTGGACTGCCCTCAAGAGCAACACCTGTTATGTCATTAGTTTTTAACCAATCACATGCTGCTTTTAAATCTTGAGTTTTTGCTTCTCCACATTTTATCAAACGTAAAAATTCTTGTGTAACAAGGTAGTGAAGCTCGTTAAAACTTTGTTCGTCTGCTTTTTTAGGTATTACCCTTGTTGTTTCATTCATAATTAATATTTAATACATAACGACATTTAATATTTGTAGACCAGACGCCTGCGTGTACTGCTGTGGTTGGAGCAATTACACATCTGTTTGCTTTTGACTCTATAAAAGGACCGTTTTTAAATTGAGTTCCTCCGTTATTAGAGTTTAAATAGACAATAGAGGTTTTACCATGTTTTTGAAGATACTCACTCCAACTGTTATCTATATGCCAAGCTCCTTGATAACGTTCTTTTTGACCAAAGGTACAATTCAATCGCATTAACCAAAGTTTTTTAATCCCTAGTAACTCATGAATTTTTTTTATCTGAGGTTCTAAATGTAAATAACAATCAGATACTTCGCAAGAATTTATGTATCGTTGAAACATTATTGCTTGCATTTGCTGCTCTGCAAAGTTATTGTTATATGCTTCACTAGCAAATGCTGTATGACCTATTCCTACAAAATGAGGAGAGCATATTGCATGTTTAGTAAACTCATTAAAAATTTCTAAAGGAAGAAAATTATCAATAATTTGTATTTTAGGTTTTTTCTTTTGGGTGGTTAAAACTTTCATTTATACGTCTAAATTTTTCTTGACTAGCTCGACTAGCTTGTCGTCTACAGTATTATCTGTTGACTTTGCATATGCCTCTAATAACTTGACTATCAGTTCTTTAACTGCTTTAGTTTTAATAAAGGCAAATAAGATTGGTTTTACTAATGTAATCATGATTCGGTGGTTTCAGTTGTTTTCTTTGCAG